AACGCCCCGCCGTGCAACTAGAGCTACCGTTGTGGCACCCGCCGCACGTAGCACATCGCCTACTCGTATTAGGCTGAAGGCATCAGAAGCAGCGCAAGCGCGCCGTCTTGGGGTTCCTTTAGAAGAATATGCTCGTCAGGTTGCTTTACTTAAAAGAGGTTAAAAAATGGCTGAAGCTAAACAAAATCGTTTGGATCGTGAGTTGGATGTACGTACTGAGTGGGCCCGTCCAGATACTTGGCGTCCCCCAGAAACACTTCCACAACCTAATGACCGACCCGGTTGGTCACATAGGTACGTCCGCATCAGCATGATGGGTCAACCCGATCCTTCTAATATCTCTGGCAAGTTACGCGAAGGTTATGAACCCGTGAAAGCGGAAGATTATCCTGAGCTTATGGTGCACGCTATTACCGATGGACGCTTTAAAGGCAACATCGAAATTGGTGGACTGTTGTTATGCCGTATTCCTGCCGAGTTTATGAAACAACGTGACGCATATTATGCTAAGCAGAATCAGGCTCAAATGGAATCAGTAGACAATAATTTTCTTCGTGAAAGTAATCCGAAAATGCCTCTGTTCGCAGATCGCAAATCTCAGGTTACCTTCGGTTCTGGTACTTAATTTTTTGGAGTCCTTAAATGGCATCTACCGCTTCTCCTTACGGTTTAAAAGCCGTAAATGAGTTGGGTGGCCTACCTTATGCAGGTAGCACTCGCTCATTTCTAATTGACCCCGCTGGATACAGCACAAGCATCTATAACGGAAGCTTGGTGTATGTTAAATCTACGGGATACATTGAAATTGTTACCGCTACTGGCGCTGACGCAACTACAAACGGTTTCCCTGTTGGCACTGCTAACACTGGCGCTGTTGGTGTGTTCGTTGGTTGCTCTTACGTTAACGCACAAGGTCAAACCGTTTTCTCACAATACTACCCAGCTAGCGCATTGAACGCAGTAGCATTTGTGATTGACGATGATCGTACTGTGTTCCAAGTTCAGTCTGCTGGCTCTGTCACGCAAGCTGCTCTGGGTGCAAACGTGTTCTTCTCCACTGGCGCAGTGGCTACCGGTAGCACAACTACAGGTAACTCTACCGCTTCTGTTGTGGCTGGCTCTTCCGCTGTTACTACTACCGCTGCTTTCCGCATCGTTGGTTTTGTAAACATGGTTGGCTTCTCGCAAGTTGGTGACGCATATACTGATATTCTGGTGAAGTTCAACCCCGGATACCACTCTTACAGCAACGCTGTTGGTCTGTAAAAGGAGCTAAATCATGGCTATTTCACGCGCACAACTACTTAAAGAACTGCTCCCCGGACTGAATGCTTTGTTCGGACTTGAGTACGCTCGTTACGGTGAAGAACATAAAGAAATTTATGACACTGAAACCTCCGAGCGTTCTTTTGAAGAAGAGACGAAGCTGTCTGGCTTCTCTGCTGCACCTGTTAAGAACGAGGGCTCTGCCATCGCTTATGACAATGCTCAAGAAGCATGGACTACCCGCTACAACCACGAAACCATTGCTTTGGGTTTCTCAATCACTGAAGAGGCGATTGAAGATAACTTGTACGACAGTTTGTCTGCTCGTTACACTAAAGGTCTGGCTCGTGCTATGGCGTATACCAAGCAGGTTAAAGCTGCTGCTGTTATCAACAATGGCTTCACTAACTCTGCTGCGTACTACGGTGGTGATGGCGTGCCTTTGTTCAGCACTGCTCATCCTCTGGTATCTGGTGGTACTAACTCAAACCGTCCTACAACTGGCGCTGACCTTAACGAAACTTCCTTGGAAGCCGCCGTTATTCAAATCGCTGCTTGGACAGACGAGCGTGGCCTGCTGATCGCAGCTAAGCCTAAGAAGTTGATTATTCCGCCTGCTCTGATGTTCGTTGCTACCCGTCTGTTGGAAACCAGCCTGCGTGTTGGCACTACCGACAACGATATCAACGCGCTGAAGAACAACGGTTCGATCCCTGAAGGTTACACCGTTAACCACTTCTTGACCGACACCAATGGTTGGTATCTGACCACTGACGTACCTAATGGTATGAAGCACTTTGTGCGTTCGCCTCTGGCTAACTCAATGGACGGTGATTTTGACACCGGAAATGTCCGTTACAAGGCCCGTGAGCGTTACAGCTTCGGCTGGTCTGACCCTCTGGGTATCTTCGGATCGCCCGGTTCGTCCTAAAAACCAAGGGTTTACCCTAGTTTTAAGGCCCTTCGGGGCCTTTTTCTTTACCTACGATTTTATGCTATGATTACCTGTGTCGTAACACAGGAGCTAACATGGACAATACTGATTTACCAAAGACCCGCAGCGAAGCCAAAGCACAGGGAGCTAAGTACTACTTTACGGGAGAGCCCTGCAAGCACGGGCATGTAGCCCCCCGCAAAACAAAGGGAGCCTGTGTAGAGTGCTTAAAAGTCGAGTGGGAGCAAGGCAACACAACCCGCGCCGAGTACTTTCGGCAATACAACAAGTCAAATGCAGGCATAGACGCCAAACAAGCGTACTACCGCCGCAACAAAGATGTGGTTATAGCGCGGGCTATTTCCCGGCCTGTTGAAGAAAAACGCGCTTATAGAAACGCATGGAAGCAAAACAACTTAGATCAAGTTCTGGCGGACAATAAAGTTCGGCGGCGTAAACATCGGCAAGCCACTCCACCTTGGCTTACTCGAAAGCAAAAATCAGAAATCCGGCAGCTTTATCAGATTGCCATCACCATGTCCAAGACTACGGGGGAGCGGTATGTTGTAGACCACATCATCCCCCTGCGCTCCGATTACGTCTGCGGCCTGCATGTCCCGTGGAACCTGCGGGTAATCACCCAAGAAGAAAACTTGAAAAAGTCTAACAAGGTACTAGACACGCCTGAAAAATAGTGTATATTGCAACCATTCCGGGCTTTCCGGTGCATCAAACTGTCCCGGCAGACGACATACCGATTGATGCACTTCACTTGTATGTAAGGATATCTATCATGGGATTCGCAACTCATCTCGGCCCTTGGCTGCTCGGCACTGTTAAAAACACCACCGGCACTACCGCTGGAACCATCCGCAATATGGGTGCAACGATTGTTTCTCAGTCGTACACCGCAGCTACAGCCACTATTTTGGCATCCCCCACCGCAGTACAGATGTTTACTCTGCCTGCTGGCGCACAAATTATGCGTTTTGATATTTATGTCATTACTGCTTTAACTGGTGCTAGTAATTGCGGCGTTGTTATTGGAACCTCTGGGACTTCTAACTTTTATATGACTACGTTGAACACTGGAACATCAGTGGTTCAAGTTTCTCCTGCAACGATTGCTGCGGCTACTGTTGCGTCTAAGACCAACAACGTAGGAACAACTGATGCAATCATCTATGGCACGTTTACAGCGGCTACGGCTGATGCAACTGCTGGTTCAATCGTTGTATCGGTCACATATACTGTCCGCGACTCTGACGGTTCAGCTAATCCAACTGGCAGTCAACAGTAATTAATCTCAGGGGCTTTGGCCCCTGCTTCATAGGAGATTGATTATGAATCAGACACCTGTAAAACAGGCACATTTGAACGGTAGCGGGTTCATGGTACTTGGGCGTAATCGCATCAGGGGCATCTCGTTTACGGGATCAGCTACAACCGGTTTCATTGCTCTCTTTGACACCACCACAGCGCCAGTAACAACGGCTACCTACGGTCGTTCAGGCACTACGGTAACCGTTACTCAATCCGCACATGGATTGGCTACTGGGGATGTAATTGGGATTGATTTTGCTGCTGGAACAGGCGGTACGGCTACCAACGGAAATTACGTTGTCACTGTTACGAACTCAAGCACGTTTACCATCACAGACATCAACTCTGGCACTATTACAGCAACCCCCGCAATGGTTTATGCAAGCCGTTGGTTGATGTCTTACGATGTTATTGCAACGGATGTCTACAACAACGCGCCCATCATCCCTGATGACGGTGTGATAGCTGTTAACGGCATTTATGCATATATGTCTAACGTAGTCGCAGCGAATATCTACTATGGCTAAGACCCCCGCATGGACGCGCAAAGAAGGCAAATCCGAGAAGGGCGGCTTGAACGCCAAGGGCCGAGCCTCCGCCAAAAAGCAAGGCATGAACTTGAAACCTCCCCAGCCCGAAGGCGGCAGCAGGCGCGACTCCTTCTGCGCAAGGATGACTGGGATGAAGAAGAAACTTACCAGCGAGAAGACGGCGAAAGACCCGAATTCCCGTATCAATAAAAGCCTACGGGCTTGGAACTGCTGATATGACCGACGCAATACAAACTGCCCGTGAACTAGCTACCCATGCTTCAGATATTGCGCATTTGCAATCAGACATGGACAAGATGGCTGCGGACATAGACGAAATTAAAAAAATGCTAACTAGCATTAATACTACGTTGGCTGAAGCCAAAGGTGGCTGGAAAGTATTGCTTGCGGTTGGCGGTTTTGCTGGGGTTATTGGCGCAGGGCTTATGCAAGTAATTCATTGGTGGAACAAATAATGCCATCGACCAGTAAAAAACAACATAGATTCATGGAAGCGGTGGCTCACAACCCATCGTTCGCCAAGAAAGCAGGGGTTCCACAATCTGTGGGGCAGGATTTTAGTAAGGCCGATAAAGGCAAAACTTTTAAACGAGGTGGTGATATGGCTACAAAAGGTGTGAATCCCTTTGCAAAATTTGAAATGTCCGGCAAGGACAAAGAGAAAAAAGGGGCTAAAGAAGGCTCTAAAAAAGAAACGATGATGGACAAAATGCAAATGAAGAAAATGGCTGGTGGCGGTTTAGCTGCTGGGCATAAATCCGCTGATGGCATTGCTTCTAAAGGTAAAACCAAAGGTAAAGATATTGTTATGAAACGTGGCGGAATGGCCCGTGGGCGTTAAGGAGTAAATCATGGCTTCAAATCCTCGTCTTCGTACAGCAATGCCGGGTCGTAGGCGGGCTAGTCCAAGGCAACTGCAAAGTGCTATGCAGGCAGGGGTAGACCCTCGCGCCGCTGCCGCTGCTGGCGCAGCTACGGCTAATCCTATGCCTGATATGCAAGCACCTATGGCTAACCCCACTGCTTCCCCTCAGATGGCTATGAAAAATGGTGGTTCTGCATCTTCTCGCGCCGATGGTATTGCCCAGCGGGGTAAGACCAAAGGCACAATGTGCTAAGGAAAAATTATGGCTGATTACAAATACACCGACTCCACTCCGGTAGATGAGCCCGTGGCGAAGAAAGCTAAGCCTACTCCTAAGCCTAAGCCGCCAATTTATCCTGACTCTGTTCCTGTAGATGAGCCAGTAAAAAAGGCTAAAGGCGGTTCCGCTTCTAGCCGCGCAGATGGCTGTGCTCAACGTGGCAAAACTCGTGGCACTATGATTATGTGCGGCGGCGGGATGACTAAAAAATGAGAGCTTCACGCGGCATGGGTGATATCAACCCATCCAAAATGCCCGGTGCTAAGAAAAAAGCACGTAGGGATAATACTGACTTTACGCAATACGCTGAAGGCGGTAAGGTAAATGCTGCGGGAAACTATACTAAGCCAAGCCTTCGTAAACGCATTGTGGCCCAAGTAAAAGCAGCGGCTACACAAGGAACTGGTGCAGGGCAATGGTCAGCCCGTAAAGCGCAACTTGTAGCTAAGAAGTACAAAGCTTCTGGTGGGGGGTATAGAGATTGAAAGCTCCGCAGCAATCCTTAAAAGCTTGGGGTGAACAAAAATGGCGCACCAAGTCGGGAAAGCCGTCGTCAAAAACAGGTGAGCGATATTTACCTGAAGCAGCTATAAAATCTTTGTCACCGGCTGAGTACGCAGCCACCACTAGAGCAAAACGTGCAGGTAAGGCGGCAGGTAAACAGTTTGTAAAGCAGCCACCTAAAGTGGCGGCAAAAACAGCAGGTTTTAGATAATGGCAAATACCTCCGGTTCCACAGCTTTTAACCTTGACTTAAGTGAGCTAGTTGAGGAAGCATTTGAACGTGCTGGCTCCGAGCTACGCACGGGTTATGACCTACGCACTGCGCGACGTAGCCTCAACATCATGTTTGCCGACTGGGCAAACCGGGGGATTAACCTGTGGACTATTGAGCCCGGTACTATTGACTTAGTGCAAGGGCAAAACACGTATGCCCTACCCGACGACACAATTGATTTGCTTGAGCATCTAATACGTACTAACGCAAACAGTACGGCTAATCAAGCAGACTTAACCATCACACGTATTAGTGTTTCTACCTACGCTACGATCCCTAACAAGTTAACCCAAGCCCGTCCCATCCAACTTTGGATTCAACGCTACAACGGACAGACTTCAGTGGTAGGGTTAACCCTAAGTAGCACCATTACAAGCACAAGTACCGAAATTACCCTCAGTTCCACTGTGGGGCTACCTGCTTCTGGGTTTGTAAAAATTGACTCAGAAACGATCAACTACGGATACATAGTAGGGAATACCCTATATAGCTGTTTCCGTGCACAGAACAACACTACCGCTGCGGCGCATACTTCTGGGGCTACTGTTTACTGGCAACAGCTTCCAGCCGTGACTGTGTGGCCTACACCGGATAACGCCCAAACGTACACATTAGCTTATTGGCGATTACGCCGCACGCAAGACGCTGGTGGGGGTGTCAACATTATGGATGTACCTTTCCGGTTTATCCCTTGTATGGCAGCAGGACTTTCGTACTACATTGCTGGAAAAATCCCTCAGGGTATGGAGCGTATACCCATGCTTAAAGCCCAGTATGATGAGGCTTGGGAGCTAGCAGCTTATGAGGATCACGAGAAGGCAGCGTTACGTTTAGTTCCGCGCCAGACGTATATTGGGCGGTAGGCATGAGCAATAGGTTTGCTTCTGGTAAGAATGCGATTTCAGAGTGTGACCGCTGTGGGCAGCGGTATAAGTTAAAGGTATTGCGTACAGAAATTATTAAGACAAAGAACTACAATCTTCTTGTATGTCCAGCTTGTTGGGATCCTGACCATCCGCAGTTACAGTTAGGTATGTATCCTGTAGATGATCCGCAAGCGATACGTAACCCTAGACCAGACCGTAGTTATGTAGCTTCAGGTCTAGATAATTTGGGGTATCCGGGGCAAGGTAGTAGGGATATCCAGTGGGGCTGGAATCCGGTTGGCGGGTCTAGGAGTTTTGATGCTGCGTTGACACCAAATTATCTGGTGTTAAACACACAAATTGGTACAGTAACGGTAACGGTTTCATAGGAGTCCATGATGGCTAAAGAGAACATGAAGAGTGATACGGCGCAAGACAAGGCCATGATTAAAAAAGCGTTCAAACAGCATGATGCTCAAGAACACAAAGGCGGTAAGGGTACATCCCTGAAACTTAAAAAAGGTGGCCCTACCAGTGAAGACCGTATGCGCGTAGGGCGCAATCTGTCTCGTGCAGCTAACCAGAAAACGGGGTAAATCATGGCTTACAGTATGAAAAAAGGCGGTAAGGAAGTTGGCTCTGCTGCTGTCTATGCGCCACCGCATAAGATGGATGGTAAGGCTATGCAAATTTCATCAAACCCCGGCAAAGATTCTGAGCTATCCAGCACGGCTAATATGCGTATGAGTGTTGGCATGTACAACAACGGCCCCGACAAGCCTACCAAAACCAGCGGCATCAAAATGCGCGGTACAGGCTGTGCTACTAAAGGCGTGATGTCAAGAGGCCCGATGGCATGAACTACTCTGAGCTTTCGGCGGCGATACAGACTTATACGGAAAATACCTTTCCGGCGATTACCCTTGCGGACTCGTCTACTGTATCGTCTACGACTCAGATTAACCGCATTATTCAACAGGCCGAACAACGCATCTATAACTCAGTGCAGTTTCCCTCGTTGCGTAAAAGCATAAATGGAACAATTACTGCCAACAATAAATATCTATCTTGCCCAGATGATTTTTTATCCACATATTCTTTGGCAATATACCCCTACGGTGGTGGAAGTTATACATATCTTCTAAACAAAGATGTGAACTTTATGCGTGAGGCATACCCGAACCCCGCTGATACGGGCACACCAAAGTACTATGCAATTTTTGGCCCCACAGTGAATAGCGGTGTAATTTCCAATGATTTAAGTTTTATCCTTGGCCCAACCCCGGAAACAACGTATTCCACCGAACTACACTACAACTACTACCCTGAGTCTATTACCACCGCCGCTACCACATGGCTGGGTGATAACTTTGATACCGTGCTACTGTATGGATCGTTGATAGAGGCGTACACCTTTATGAAGGGTGAGGCAGATTTGATTGCGTTGTATGACGGCAAGTACAAGGAAGCACTAATCCTTGCCAAACGACTCGGAGATGGTATGGAGAGACAAGATGCCTATCGTAGCGGGCAGTATAGGCAGGCGGTTACATGAGCATCGTCCAGACCCAGACTACTAGCTTCAAGAAGGAGCTTTATCAGGCTGTCCACAATCTGTCCACGGACACGATTAAGATTGCCCTGTACACAGGTAACGCAAATTTAAACGAAGATACTACCGTTTACAGCGCGACCAATGAAGTCTCAGGTACAGGCTACACGGCTGGTGGGGAGACTATGACTGGGGTTCAAATTAGTTCATCTGGCTATGTAGCCTATGCAAATTGGAATAACGTGTCTTGGACAGCGGCTTTGACTGCCCGGTGTGCTTTGATCTACAACGTAACGCAAGGTAACAAGTCAATCGCTGTTCTGGACTTTGGTTCTGACAAAACATCGACCACCACGTTTACAATCACCATGCCCGCTAACACCTCAACCACTGCACTTATCAGGAGTTCAAATTGATAGTCACTACCACCAAAGGCGACATGGATGATTCCCTGTTGGAACACCACTCCGGGGAAATTGAAAATGACAACGAACTGACCACTTGGACTGAGTACTGGCTGGACGGCGAGTTGGTTCACCGCTCGGCGCATGTTACGTTGAAGAAAATGCCTACCTTCGCAGGTGGCGCGGCAGCATCTTTTTAAGGAAATATTATGGCAAATACACAATCAATGGTCACTTCGTTTCTTGGCGAACTTATGTTGGCCCAGCACCAACTTGGCACTTCCACCATCGTTTCTCGCGGTAGCCTGACTTCGCCTACTACGGATACGTTGAAAGCTGCTTTGTACTTAGCTTCTGCTACGGTCAATGCTTCCACTACGGCTTATTCGGCTACAAACGAAGTTTCCGGCACAGGCTACACGGCGGGCGGTATAACGGTGACGAATGCTACGGCTCCAACATCTACAAACTCATCTGCAACTGCGGGCGTGGGGTTTTTCACTCCCTCTGCATCTTTTGTGTACACAACGGTTACGTTGTCTACGGCGTTTGATTGCGTGCTGTTGTACAACTCTACCCAGAGTAATAAAGCAATCAGTGTCCACACCTTTGGTTCACAGACCATCACGGCTGGCACGTTTACACTGACCATGCCGTCCAATACCACGACTACTGCGCTGTTGCGTTTGGCAACAACCTAAGCGGGGGCGGCTAAAAGCCGTTTAAACCATGTTTGGTATAACCCCATTTGCTGGAGCGCCTTTTAGCGCCACTGGCGAAATTGCTGGCCCCGATATCACTGTTGTTTTAACTGGGGTAAGTGCGTCTGGTTTGGTTGGGAATTTAATTGCAGTAAACGCTGATGTTACTGTTGCTTTAACAGGGGTAAGTGCTGATGGTGCGGTTGATACACCAACAAAAAGCAATACAGGTACAGTTACTGGAGACTCCGCAAACGGCAGCGTAGGAACTACCGAGGCAACTCTTTCCTTTGCTTTAACTGGTGTTTCTGCGGCTGGGGCAGTAGGGACTCTTACTAATAGCCGGGCAGTTGCCCTTACGAGTACTACTGCAAGGGGTTTACTCGGCTCGTTTACCCTAAGCCATACCAATGACATAACCGGCGTTTTTGCTGCTGGTGCGGTTGGCACTGTTTCCGATAAAGGTGTCAGTATTGGCATCACCGGTACTACTGCTTCTGGCGCGGTGGGAAGCCTTATATATAGCTCCACAAACACGGATACAGGGGATGTAGCCGTAGGGAGCGTAGGTACAGTAGGGTCTAGCCGTACCGTAGCTGTAAGTGGTGTAGCTGCGGATGGTGCGGTTGGCACTGTTTCCGATAAAGGTGTCAGTATTGGCATCACGGGAGTTTCTGCTGCCGGTACTACAGGAGCCCTTGTACCTAGCATCACAGACACAGATACAGGTGATGTTGCCACAGGTTTTGTAGGTACTACGCAAGCCAATTCAACCGTAGCCATAAGCGGAGTAGCTGCCAGTGGGGAAGTTGGCACAGTTTTTGATACGGGGATTGGTGCTGACATAACGGGGAATGTGGCGGCTGGGGCAGTGGGGACGGTAACTCAGAGCGTACAGATTGCGTTATCAGGCGTTGAGGCAGCAGGTATTACTGAATATTTGCCTGTACCACTTAGCGCAATTATTGCGGAAGGCAGTGTAGGTTCTGTTCAGTTTGAGTATAGTTTTGGCCTGACCAGTGCGGCAGCAACAGGCGCTGTTGGCAGCACAGGAAACAACAGGACATTGGCCCTTACCGGCGTTTCTGCGGCGGGTTCCGTTGGGATACTAATTCCTGTATATTGGAAGCTAATTGATAACAGCGAAAACGCAAACTGGATAGCAATTGATAGTACACAGACCCCTAACTGGTCTACAATCCAAAACACTCAAGCAGCAAATTGGATGTTTGTCAATAACGCAACGTAGAGGTGTAAATGTCACTTGCCTTAGCTGATCGGGTTCAAGAAACCACCGCAACAACTGGTACAGGTACTGTCACGCTTGCTGGAGCCGTTTCTGGCTACCAGACCTTTGCTGCCGTTGGTAACGGTAACTCTACTTACTACACCATTGAAGGCGGGACAGAGTGGGAAGTTGGCATTGGTACGTACACAACATCAGGTACAACGTTGTCCCGAACCACCGTAATTTCTTCTAGTAATGCGGGATCGTTAGTCAATTTCTCCGCAGGTTCAAAGAATGTATTTGTAACCTACCCAGCAGCAAGAGCAGTGCCTTTTAACCGAGCGATTGTTATGTCGTTTGTTTTTGGAAATTAATTATGGCAAACCCAAACCTAATCAACTCAAGCTCAATCACAGGCAATACAACGTATTACGTACCTAGCGTAACAACTGCGGTAGTGCTATTGCCTAACGCAGCCGCATCTGGAATAGTAAATAAAATTAACAATATAGTTGTAGCCAATACAACGGCTGCTGTTGCAACAGCTACAGTTTCTATTTACACCAATGGCGCTGTGGCGCAAGGTTCTGCACCTTCTGGGGGAACTGCATACCCAATAATTTATCAAATTAGTGTGCCTGTAAACGCAGCCATTATTGTTGTCGATAAAAGTACAGCCTTCTATTTACAAGAAGGTACGAGCATATCAATTACATCAGGCACAGCATCGGCACTTACATACACAGTTTCTTATGAGGCTATTACCTAATGGCCCAGAGGTTTTTAGGGAATGTACATTCCGCAACTCAAGGGTCGCCAAGCCAATTTGCTGCTATTGGGCTTTGGGGACTTACCGACCAATCACAAAATCAAATTAATGGTAATTGGCCCAACGTCGGAACTTTTGTAGATTATTTAGCTGTAGCTGGCGGCGGTGGGGGCGGTGGCGCGGGAACAAATTCTGGCGCTGCTGGTGGTGGTGGCGCAGGAGGCTTATTAACTTCTATTAATTTATTACTAGCACCGGGAGTTTCATACACAATTACAGTAGGCGCATTTGGGGCAGGAGGAACAACCGCAGGTACGCAAGGTACGAGTGGTGGAAATTCTGTTATTAGCGGAACAGGGATAACAACAATTACTGCAACTGGTGGTGGCGGCGGCGGCGGTGCAACATCTGCTGCGGGTTCTGTTGGACTTACCGGTGGCTCTGGAGGTGGTGGAGGATACGCCAAAGCTGGTGGCGCAGGAACATCTGGACAAGGAAATACGGGAGGTACTGGTGGCTCAGCAGCTAGCCCTTATGCTTACGGCGGCGGCGGTGGTGGCGGCGCAAGCGCTGTAGGTTCAAACGGAACAAACCTTGTTGGCGGCAATGGAGGCGGCGGAACATCTAGTACATATAGCGGCGCAACAGTAACGTATGCTGGCGGCGGTGGTGGCGGTGCTTATGCAGGCCGTACAGCAGGAACTGCAACAGATGGTGGTGGTGCTGGCGGCAATACGGCTGTTGGATACAACGGTGCTGCTGGCACTGTAAATACTGGTGGTGGTGGCGGCGGCGCTGGAGTTACAGGAACAGGAATTTCTGCAACTGGTGGTAATAGCGGCTCTGGAATTGTTTGCATTCGCACTTTACTTGCTGCAACAACAGCAACGACAACAGGCTCTCCCACAGTAACCACAGACGCTACATACCGCTACTACAAATTTACTGGTTCTGGAACAATTACTTTTTAATGCTATGTCATTAAGATACAAAAACGGTATATTAGCCAGTACTTTTACTGCGCCTACATCTGTTAGTGCGCAGGGAAGTTGGTTACTTTCAACTGTACAAAAATATCAAAGTGATGGTGTATGGGTTAATACTAATACTATTTTTGAATATTTAGTTGTAGCTGGTGGCGGTGGAGGTGGAGGTTCTAACGGCGGCGGTGGCGGCGCTGGAGGGATGTTAACCGGGTCATCTAGTTCGGCATCTGGCTCTGTTCTTACAGTTACTGTTGGTGTTGCCGGAACTGGTAGAACAATTAACGGCGCTGTAGTTGCAGCTAATACAGGTGGAAATTCTGTACTTAGTTCTTTTACAGCCAGTGGTGGCGGTTATGGCGGCAGTGAATCTGTTTCTGACACAGGTGGTGCGGGTGGTTCTGGCGGTGGCGGCAATGGTTACGGAACTTCGGCTGGAGCAAAAGCGGGTGGAGCAGGTACATCTGGACAAGGAAATGCGGGCGGGTCTGGGGCTGCGCGAGCAGCAGGTTTTTCGGGTGGCGGTGGCGGTGGCGCTGGAGCAGTAGGAACTAATGCGGTAGCTGGTGTTGGTGCTAACGGCGGCGTTGGATTACCTAGTTCAATAACGGGAAGTTCAATTAATTATGCTGGTGGTGGAGGTGGCGGCGGCGCTGGAGTTGCTGGAACAGGCGGTAGTAGTGTTGGTGGGAATGGAAACGGCACAACTAACGGGGCGGGCAGTCCGGGAGTCACAAATAAAGGCGGTGGCGGTGGCGGGGGTGGAAATGGCAGCACGAGCGTAGGAGGCGCTGGAGGCTCTGGTGTTGTAATAATTGCTTATGTGGATGCTTTTCCAAACTTAACCGCTGTAAGCGCTGGTCTTACGTGTAATGGCAGTGCTGGGAACACTACTCCAGATACAGCTTCCCGCGCTGGATACAAAATTTATAAATTTACTGCGGGTACTGGAACAATTACTTTCTAATATCATGGCTTACTTTGCAAAACTTGACGAAAACAACGTAGTGCTAGAAGTACACGCTGTACACAACAACGAGCTACTGGTTGATGGCGTAGAGTCAGAGGCCAAGGGCGTGGAGTTTTTGGTCAACTGGAGTGGTGGCTACCAGATTTGGAAGCAAACATCGTACAACGCCACAATCCGCAAAAATGCGGCTGGCATTGGCTACACCTACGACCCAGACAGGGATGCGTTTATCGCACCACAGCCATACGCAAGCTGGGTGCTTGACGAACAGACATGCCAATGGCATCCTCCGATACAATACCCCAGTGATGACAAGCGTTACGAGTGGGATGAGCAAACTATTTCTTGGAAAGAAATCCTATGACCGTTAATTACACAACCAACCTAGCCCTCGGACAACCGGTAACCGGCACTGAATCCGGTACTTGGGGTGATGATGTAAACAACAGCGTTACATCCTACCTAGACATTGCCATTTCGGGGTCATTGGCGCTCACTTCAGCATCTTTTACGGCTAATGCGCTCACCCTTGCCAATACGCAGGGCACAAATTCGGCAACCAATATTGCCGCTACCACAGCGCAGTACTACGTACTTAGGCTAAGTACTTTATCGGCCAACGTGACCATCACTGCGCCAAGCGTGAGCAAGACCTATCTCGTCGTCAACGCAGACGCAACCTACTCTGTTACGGTCAAAGCAACAGGGCAGTCTGGCACTTCAATTGCAGCGGGCGAACGTGCAACGGTCTACTACAACGGAACGGACTACATCAAGGTCACATCCAGTGTAGTGTCCAACCTGACCGGTACGCTTCCAGTTGCCAACGGCGGTACAGGGGTTACAACCTCTACTGGTACAGGCAATGTTGTTTTATCTACTAGTCCTACCATAACCAGCCCAACTCTAGTTACGCCCTTGTTGGGCACACCTACATCCGGGGTACTGACTAATGCTACGGGTCTTCCTGTTAGCACTGGGGTCAGTGGATTAGGTACTGGGGTGGCTACATTCTTGGCAACGCCATCAAGCGCCAATTTAGCCGCAGCTTTGACAGACGAGACTGGCACAGGCGCTAATGTATTTGCAACTAGCCCAACGTTAGTAACGCCAATACTAGGTACGCCTACATCCGTGGCACTGACTAATGCTACGGGTTTACCCTTAACTACAGGCGTTACAGGAACCCTTCCAATAGCCAACGGCGGCACAGGTTTAACAACCACCCCTGCAAATGGTGCATTGGACATCGGTAACGGCACAGGATTTACACGCGCTGTCTTAACTGCTGGTAGCAATGTCACCATTACAAATTCTTCCGGGGCAATAACAATTGCCTCAACTAATTCCGGTGGCACTGTTACATCTGTAGCGGCAACAGTTCCTGCATTTTTATCGGTTACTGGTTCTCCTGTAACAACAAGCGGAACATTAGCAATTGGTTTGTCAGGTACAGCTTTACCGGTTGCCAACGGTGGCACGGGCGTAACAACTTCTACCGGTACAGGCAATGTTGTTTTGTCAACAAGCCCATCACTGACAACCCCTGCGCTAGGTATACCCACATCTGGCGTGCTAACCAACGCCACCGGATTACCTTTAACCACTGGAGTAACGGGAACTTTACCTATTGCCAATGGTGGAACTGGATTAACCACTACGCCAGCAAACGGCGCGTTAGATATAGGAAACGGTACAGGGTTTACACGAGCAACATTGACTGCGGGTACAGGTATTTCTATTACCAACGGCGCTGGCAGTATCAGTATTGCTTCTACTTCTAGTGGTTCCCCGGGTCTGCGTGCTACTACATTTACATCTACAGGTTCGGGGCAGACTTTCACTATACCTACCGGTGTTACGCAAGTCAAAGCTACCATTGTTGCTGGTGGTGGGGCTGGTGGAAATGGCGATGCTTGTTTTCTGTCTTCTGGCGGAGGTGGCGGAGGCGGTGCTGCTATTAAATACTTAACAGGATTAACTCCGGGTAATACACTTACTGTTACTGTTGGTGCTGCTGGCGGTTCTTCTAGCGTAGCTTCTGGAACTCAAACAATTACTACTGTTAGTGCGACTGCGGGTAGTGGTGGAAGTCAAGCTGGCGGGGCTGGTGGCATAGGCTCTAGCGGCGATCTTAATATCAAAGGCGGCGGAGGTGTAAGTGGTTGGTTTGGTACTGGAATGGGAGGAGCGCCGGGAGGTTCTTCTATTTTAGGTGGAGGTGCAGCAGGCGTGGTTTCCACTCCTACTGCCGGTAATGCAGGTGGAAGTTATGGCGGCGGTGGCAGTGGTGCTACAGGTAACGGCGGTAACGCTGGGGGCGCTGGCGCTCAAGGTGTTGTATTTTTTGAATATTAGGAGCAGAAATGAAATTTGCTTTAATTTGCCCAAACGAGCCAGTTACCTATGGCTATCGCGTTGCTCAAATAGTAACCGAAATATTCCCTGTTGGTGATCCAACATATTGGATGGAATGCGCCGACGATGTAGTTGCTGACCTGTGGTACTTTGATACAGAAACGCAGCAAATTACTTTTATTACGGGGCTGCAAAAAATATGAAAGCAGTTTTTCCAACTCATGTATTCCATTACGCTAAAGCAACTATGAATGTTATTCATGCAGAGGCGGGAGAAGGAATTCCCATGCACCAACACGACTATAACCATGCAACGGTATGTCATGCTGGGTCTTGCATAGTGCGTGTTAAGGGTCGGGAAATTATTATGCATCCGGGAACGCAGCCGCTTGATCTTCCCGCTAACATTCCACACTCAATTGAAGCCTTGGAAGATGGCACGGTATTTACAAACATATTTGCAAGCATAGTAAATTAGGAAACGTCCCATGTATGCGTTTGTTTTTGGTTTTTTTGATGCTGGTAACGGTATCAATAGCTCAGGACAAGCTCATTTTGGGCAGCGCCCCGCCGCCTCTGCCCAAAAAACAAACTTTTTGCGCGGTGCAGGAACTTTACGTTATTGGTTTAACAACTCACGACCCAGCAGAGCGTCACAAGGCCATGCTGGAGTGGCTAGATAAGGCAAAATGTAGCGCAGACGATTACGTCCTAATTTGGAATGCCCTACCTGAGTGGGCAGGTACTTCAGATAGCCCTGTATTGCGGGCCAAGATTATGGAGAAGGCAAGATGACTGAGTCATGGTTAGCACGCAACATCCAGCCGGTGACGGTTGTATTCTTGCTGTTCTCCTATTTTTTCTTTGCGTTGTTGTCCGTCTTTGAACTAGAAACACGCGGCGTTTATGTGGAGTTGCTGGGGCAGATTTTAATCATCGTTATTACTGCCATTTTTGCCGGTAAGACAGCAGAGAAGATTGTAGACATCCGAACCAAAAGGGGAGAGAAAAATGCTTGATTTACTAGGTGGTGGTATCTTTGGTTCCCTGCTTGGGGGGTTATTCCGACTTGCTCCTGAAGTTTTGAAATGGATGGACAAGAAGAATGAGCGAAGCCATGAGTTGAAAATGTTTGAGCAGCAGTGCCAACTGGAAACTCTGCGCGGTAATCAGAAGCTGGCAGAAATTGGGGCGCAGCGCGAAGCCACGGTGGACGCTGGAGTGATGGATGCGTTTAACTCTGCCGTTGAGCAACAGACCGAGATGGTCAAAGCTGCCGGGGGTTGGGCTGCAAGCCTGTCCGCATCCGTGCGTCCAGTAGCAACGTACTGGATTTTGTTCCTATGGAGCTTTGCCCACGTGTGGTTTGCTTGGACTGCTTGGATGGCGGGTGCGCCTCCAGAGGCAGTGTTTAAACTCATCATGTCCGCCGACTTTGCCGCGCTGGTATCGGGTACTTTGAACTATTGGTTCCTTGACAGAACATTGGCGAAGCGTGGGCTATGAAGCTAGACATAGCCGCAGCACTGTGTAAACAGTTTGAGGGGTATAGGGGTAAACCCTACCTCTGTCCTGCGGGTGTCGCAACGATTGGTTACGGCAGCACTTATTACATTGATGGGCGTAAGGTAACGTTGACGGATGAAACGATCTCTGAAACGATTGCTGAAACAATATTGCTCCACGAACTCCACCACACGTACCTTCCTGCCGTCTTGCGGCACTGCCCGGTCTTGCTGACAGACGAGAGAAAGTGCAACGCAATTGTGGATTTCGCCTACAATTTGGGCACAGGCCGCTTGCAAACCAGCACCCTCAAGCGCAAGATAAACGCGCAGGATTGGGAAGAGGCAAAGGAACAGTTAATGCTCTGGACAAAAGGTGGCGGACGAGTCCTGCCGGGGTTGGTTAAACGCAGAACTGCGGAATGTCGATTACTGGATTAACGTATGCCTTTAAAGAAACTATGTAACCATTGCAAACAGGATAAGCCTGTTGCGAATTTTTACGCCAATAAGCGTATGAAAGATGGGTTAAACACGTTTTGTATTGCATGCCATAAAGCAGACAATATAGCAAGGAAAATAGCCAAAAGGGGCAACCCAGAGTTTAAAGAAGCTGAAAGTGAATACAAAAAGTTGTATAGAGAAATGACGGTTCCCCAACGTGCTGCCTACATGTCTCAATGGCGCAAAAAAAACCAAGCATATGTTAATGAGTATAGTAAGCAATACCGGGATACACACAAAGATTATTTTAGTTTTGCTTGTCAAAAACGTAAAATTACATTAATACATAGGACTCCTACGTGGCTTACGGAAGAAGATTTATGGGTTATTAAAGAGGCCTATGCCCTAGCTGCATTACGCACAAAGATGTTTGGGTTTGCATGGCATGTTGACCATGTCATTCCATTGCGGGGGAAAAATGTGTCTGGGTTACATGTCCCAACAAACTTGCAAGTTATCCCGGCAATTGATAATCTACGCAAAACAAATAAGTATGAGGGCGTAACATGTTAACAAAGTTGCAATTCCGCCCCGGTGTAAATAGGGAAAACACACGATACACCAACGAATCGGGCTGGTATGAGTCCGACAAGGTGCGGTTTCGCCAAGGTACGCCTGAAAAAATAGGCGGCTGGCTACAGATTTCTGGTAGCACGTTTATAGGCGTTTGCCGATCCCTATGGAACTGGGTAACCTTAGTCGGTCAAAATCTGCTTGGCGTTGGCACAGCATCTAAGTTCTATATTGAGAATGGTGGCGCGTACTATGACGTTACCCCAATCCGCGCTGAAGTTACGCTGACTAATCCATTCACCACTACTAATTTATCAACAACGGTTGTAGTAACTGACGGGCTTGGCGGCTTTGCCAATGGGGATTACGTTACTTTTTTCAATGCTTCTGCTGTTGGGGGAGTCACGGTATCTGGCGAATACTCTATAACGTATTTAACTTCCTCTACTTATTCTATTCAAGTCGCAAGTGCTGCAACGTCCTCAACTACAGGTGGCGGGACAGTTTATGCAGTCTATCAAATTACTACAGGTTCAACCACATATAACCCAGCGGTAGGATGGGGCGCAAATTCATGGGGTAGTGGCACATGGGGCATAGGAACACCAGCAGTTATTTCTACTGTAGGTACACGTATTTGGAACCAACTTAACTGGGGTGAAGACTTAGTTTATGGCCCCCGCAGTGGCCCACTATACTACTGGGATGCCACCATAGGATATAAAAATACTACGGTTACGATGACAAATGCCAACCCTTGCGTTGTTACATGTAGCCTTGGTCTTTTAGAAGGTACACCATTTACGTTTTCTACAACGGGAGCGTTATCTAATGGCGGCACAACAACGCTACTACCGGGCGTTATTTACTACGTTAGATTCTTAACTACAACTACGTTTAACATATCTGCCACTCCAACAGGGGCGCTTATTAGTACGGCTGGAGGCACTCAGTCAGGCGTTCAATCTATTTCTCCCCGTGGTGTTTTGCTATCTAGCCTTGCTGGGTCTGATGGGTCTTGCCCACTAGCCCAGAGTACATTCACTATATCCGATGCTAGCCGGTTTTTGATTACGTTTGGTGTTAATGACTATGGTAGTACTACGATTGACCCCATGCTTATCCGCTGGTCAGATCAAGAATCCTTGACCACATGGTTCCCCGCAGTTACCAACCAAGCTGGTAGTGTACGCCTATCCCACGGTTCAGAAATCATAACCACCCTGCAAAGTCGTCAAGAAATTTTGGTATGGACTGATTCTTCAGTCTACTCCATGCAGTACCTTGGCCCACCGTATGTCTGGGGCACGCAAATTCTTGCGGACAACATTTCCATAATTGGCCCTAATGCCGCAGCAATGGCTTCTGGTATTAGTTACTGGATGGGCGTAGACAAGTTCTACAAATATGATGGGCGGGTTCAAACTCTGCGCTGTGACTTGCTTCGCTATATTTATAGTGATATAAACCTCCAGCAATCGGAACAAGTATTTGGTAATACCAATGAAGGCTTTAATGAGGTCTGGTGGTTTTATTGTTCATCAAGTAGCAATACTGTTGATAAGTATGTTATCTATAACTACATAGAAGATATTTGGTATTATGGATCAATGGCCCGTACCGCATGGCTGGACAGTGGGCTGCGTAATTTTCCACTTGCTGCCACTTACAGCTACAACATTGTTGAACATGAAAATGGCGTAAATGACGGAATCACAGTCCCTGCCACTGCTATTAGCGCATCTATAACCTCAGCGCAATATGACATTGGGGACGGGCATAACTTTGCGTTTGTCTACCGCATGATTCCTGACTTAACGTTTCGCGGCTCCACGATAGGGACAACTCCGCAAGTCACCATGTACTTACAAGGTTTAAACAACTCAGGTTCTGGGGTTACGCAGTCAGGCAACTCAAACGTAGTGAACACGGGAGCCATCACTTCTGCAATTAATGTAGATCAGTTTACGGGGCAGCTTTACATCCGTATCCGTGGGAGGCAGATGCAGATGCAGATCACCTCTAACACCCTTGGTACACAATGGCAGCTTGGATCTCCTAGAATAGATTTTCGTGCTGATGGACGCAGGTAACCTATGGCACAAAAGAACGTAGTTGCTCCCAAATTGCCTACTGCTGTAAGTAATGCCTATGACCCTGCGCTTATAAATCAGCTAACAAACGTACTAAGGTTGTACTTTAACCAGCTAGACAATGCTGGCCCAATGACAGCTAGTACGCAGAGAAATGGCACGGACGTTATTGCTGGCCTTAGTTTTTTTCCCACGGGAACGTCAACAACTCCCAGCCTACCAACCCAAGCAGATTTAGCCAATTTGCGGGTGGGGGATATATACTATGACACCACGGCTAGTAACGTTTTGAAAGTAAAAACATGAGCCTTCACACACTTGCCAACCACATGTCCGCACACGGACGCGGCCCAGACACTACGCTTGTCCATATGTCTCCCCGTGAGGTTCATGGGCTACAAGCCTTGGCTATGGCACATGGTGGTTCTCTCACCATTAATCCCCATACTGGACTACCCGAGGCTGGGTTTTTATCTTCTATTTTGCCTTTAGTGGCGGGGGCAGGTTTGACTGCTATGGGCATGCCCGCTGGTATGGCTGCTCTTACTGTCGGTGGTGGTACTGCTATGGCTACCGGTAGTTTGGGTAAAGGGTTGATGGCAGGTATAGGTGCTTATGGTGGCGCGGGTTTAGCCGAGTCGTTAATTGGTTCCGGTGCAGCAGGTTTAGCCCCTGAAACCGCAGCCGCCGCTGCTAACGCAGTACCTACAGAAACCGCAGCGCAAATTGCTAACAGTGCCGCACCTCAAGCAGCCAGCGCAGCTTCGGGGTACACAAGAATTTCCCCAACTGATGCGTTTGCTACTACATCTGGCCCCCCAAGTGCATATCAGTCTATAGACGCAATGAAGGCAGCAGAAGCAGTACAGGCCGCAGGGCCGCAAACAGTTACTTCCATGCCGGAAATGTATACAAAAGGCGCGTACCTACCTAATTCTGCGGCTACGATGTCTCCTGCAAACATGACAGCAGGGCAACGCTTTGATGCGTTAAAAGCCGGTGCTACAGGGCAAAACTTGTTGAATTACGCTAAGGCTAACCCTCTGCAAACTGCTGGGATGTTGGCGGGCCCTCTGATGGCGGCTTCCGAAGGTAACAATGCTCCTTCTACCCCTGTTGGTGATTCAGACCGTGGAGCAATGGCTAATGCTGGGTACGAATATGACCCCGGATGGTCTAGTCCAATGCCTAGTCCTGACCCTTTTGGTCGGGAGCAAAGATATAACCAACCACGTTACTACATCCCTAAAAAAGCTGCGGATGGTGGTGCAGTGCAACATTTTGATGCGGGTGGCACGATAGATGGGTCTAACCAAACCCCTGCGTTAAATAAATTTTTAGAGCTACAAGCTGCAAGAGTTACAAATCCGGCACCTGCACCTGCACCTACACAAATTGATGTTAAGCAACAGTTTGCCGACTATCTTAAAGCTCAATCAGTCCCGCTAACAAGTACAACACCGATACCGGCAACACCGACAACAACACCAACAACTACACCGGCTGTTTTAGATAACAGCGACCCTAATACGGTTATGCCAGAATTTAGTTCTGTAGGCCCGGGTAGCCACGGGCTAAGCGGTGAGCAACGGGATGAAAAAAATGATCCTAATTCTTGGGCAAACCAAACTCCAGAAGCAAAAGCTCAATATTATGGGGATCACCCCGGCATGGGATTGTTTGTACGATTTGGACAAAGTGTGGTTGGGCTTACGCCATTAGGTCAACTACAACAAAAAACAATGCCCGGTTTTTATGAGGGAGAAAAAGCATTAACTTATGGAATCAGCCCAAAATCCGGCCTTTCCTATGTGACTCCAGCACCGTCTACAACGGGTACTCCTTCTACGCCTAGTTCACCGGCAGTACAGTACAACGTTAACCAACCCGGTCTATTTGATGGGATGGATAGGGGATCATATAGAGATAATGGTGGTATGGGGGTTAACCTCGGCGGATATAGCAATTCTTTAACGCAATCCAATGATAGAGAAGGCGGTAGTCAAGCTGCTAACGGCGGTCTTCTTGATTCCCACTATGCTCACGGCGGCGGTATCTCTAGCATGTACAACCTAGGCTCCTATTCTGATGGCGGCAGGCTCTTGCGTGGCCCCGGCGATGGTGTGTCCGACTCTATCCCAGCAACCATTGGGCACAAGCAGCCAGCGCGTTTAGCTGACGGTGAATTTGTAATACCGGCCCGTATCGTCTCTGAGATTGGAAATGGCTCTACGGAAGCTGGTGCGCGTAAGTTGTATGCCATGATGGATAAGGTACAAAAAGCTCGTAGAGCTACGGTAGGTAAAGGTAAAGTCGCTAAAAATACCCGTGCAGACAAATATTTACCCGCATGACAACAGCATATCAAGTTGAAGACCCTGCTAAGTTTATTGAGGCGCTAAAAGATATACTGCCTACCCATTACGACGAATTATGTGTTACAAAAGATTTCCCCCTTATGCCCGACTACGAGGCTTATGGGCGTCTACATGTTGCAAGAATGTTGCGTTGCATCACGGTTAGAGACAATAACGAGCTTATAGGCTATGCTATTTTTATAGTGCATCCACATTTGCACTATAGGTCATGTGTTACAGCCTTTGAAGATATTTACTTCCTAAAGAAGGAAGAACGCAAAGGTAGAGTAGGAATCCGTCTTTTCCAGTTTGCAGAGGACGTGCTTAAAAAAGAAGGTGTGGATAGGATTGTTATGCATACAAAAATCCACATGGACAATTCACGTTTGTTTGAATACTTAGGGTACAAACTAACTGATAAGTTATACACGAAAATTTTGGAGAAGCTATGAGCTATTCTCGTCGTCAACTTTATGCAATGGGTGAGCCCATTGGTGCTTCCGCAACACACCGTAAGGCCGACGGTGGTTTAATTTTTGGTGGCGGTGGCGGTGGTGGAGGCAGCGGTAACGCGACTTCAACAAATACTAACATGACGGAACTGCCCGAGTGGGCACGAGGTTACGCTAAAGATGCGTTATATCAGGCGGGGAAATTAACTGATATCAACAAGAACCCATACCAAACTTACGACCAAAATCGTATTGCTGGGTTTACCCCTATGCAGGAGCAAGCCCAACAAGGCGCTGCAAATATGCAGCCTAATGCGGCGCTGGGCACCGGTACAGATATGGCTACCGCAGCGGGCATGGGTGCGCTGGGTACAAATTATCAAGCGGGTCAGTATGGTAACCAATTCCAAGCCCCACAAAATCTTGGGTATAACGCCAACACGTTCCAAGCTAACCAAATGGGGCCTGTTCGGGATGTAAGCGCAACTGGTTATGACGCGCCGACAATGAACGCAGCACAAACTGGGTATAACCCCCGGTTGAAAAACTACCAGATGGGGCCAGCGGAACGTGTAAACACACAAAGTTTTGCCCAACCCGGATCAGCAGATGCGTACATGTCCCCCTACATGCAAAATGTGGTGGAGACGCAAAAACGCGAAGCTGGTCGGCAGTCTGCTATTCAGGGTACTCAACAGCAAGCTCAAGCAGCACAAGCTGGCGCATTCGGTGGAGGTCGTGATGCCATTATGCGGGCTGAACGGGAGCGTAATCTGGGAACCCAGATGAACGACATCCAAGCCCAAGGCTCACAAGCTGCATACCAACAAGCACAGCAACAATTTAACGCTGAACAGCAAGCACGTTTAGTTGCGCAGCAGGCTAATCAGCAGGCAGGCATAACTACTGGGTCTCAAAACTTAGCGGCAAAGCTTGGTGTTCAGCAACTTGGTACTCAAACGGGTATGCAAACCACTTTGGCAAACCTATCAAATGCGCAGCAGCAACAAGTGCAGAACCAAGCAGCGCAGCTTCAGACTCAAGGTATGAATGCTCAGCAGGCTATGCAGGCCGCATTGGCAAACCAACAGCGCGATATTTCTGTAGGTGGTCAAAACTTAAGCGCAATGCAGCAAACCGACCTAGCTAACCAATCTGCTCAAAATCAAGCTGCACAGTATGGCGCTGGTCAAGGTTTACAAGCCGCAGGACTTGGCGCGCAATATGGGCAGGGTGCTAACCAACTAAATGAACAGTCTCGGCAGTATGGCGCTGGTCTTGGGCTCCAAGGGCTTCAAACTGGACTGCAAGCCGCAGGCCAAATGGGGCAATTGGGGCAGGCTCAATATGGTCAAGAGATGGGTATAAACCAGCTACAGAACCAATACGGTGGACAGCAGCAAGCACTTGCACAGCAAGGGCTAAGCCAAGGCTATCAAGACTTCTTAAATCAACAGAACTATCCATATAAGCAATTAGGCTTTATGTCTGACATGATTCGCGGTTTGCCATTGGGTCAGCAGTCTACGGCTCAAATGTATCAAGCTCCTCCGTCAATGATGCAGAACGTAGCTGCTGCGGGTATGGGCGCTTATGGCCTAAGCAAGTTAGTTGGTAAAGAAGGTGGCCTAATGAAAGGTTACGCTTCGGGTGGGGTGCTTAACCGGATGGATGACCCTAACCGCATGGCTGCTGCGGTTGATAAACTTACAGATGAGCAACTAAAAAGTATTATTCAAAACCCGTCAAGCGAGGCAGAGAAAGAAGCGGCTCAGACTGAATTAGCTACTCGTGCGTCTGAAAAACAAGGTTTAGCCAGTGCATATAACGCACTCCCAGCAGGTGCTGGTGGCGGCATGGTTGCCTTTGGTAGAGGCGGGATTATGCATTTTGCTGGGGACGAAGATAGCCAAGTTGATGACCCCAATGCTCAAGAAACAGACCAAAGAATGGGTAATGCTGATTTGCAAGCGCAGTTAAGCCCTCTAATACTTGCTAAAGCTAAACAAATAGCAGCACCAAGAAACTTTACCGATGACGATGAAACTGAAGAAGAGGGTGTAACCCGCAGCATGAACTTGGTAAATAAAATAGCCGGGCCTAGTCCTTATGGTGAAATACAGTCACAACTTGCAGACTTAACCGCGCAGGGTAAAGATGCATTAGAACAAGGTAAAGGTATAGCTGCGCTAAGCGCAATGGGCGCAATACTTCAGGGGCCTAATTTTATGCGTGCACTAGGCGGCGCGGGCACTGCTTTTGCCGACTCCTATAAAGGCGCATTGGCTGCAAACCAATCCGCTAAGATGTCTATTGCTCAGATGAACATTAACCTAGCCAACGGTCAACGGGCGGAAAAACTTGGGCTCGTTAAAGACGCTATGGGCAGCTATCAAGCAGCAAAGAAAAATAAAATTGACGCGTACAAAGCAAAACAAGAAGCCGACTACAAAGCTCTTAGGGGCCTTGCGTATGCTGAACGTGCTGCACAACCGCCAAAAGCTGCGGCGGCAGCTAAACCTAGCGCTCAATCAGAGGGTGTGACTATTTATGCCAAATCTCTTATGGCTAAAGACAAAACTTTGACCCAAGATGATGCAAATGCGCTAGCACTTGAAAAATATAACCAACAAAAAGCTGCGGGCCTACCCGGTGTTCAAGCTGCGGTTACAGGTAGAGCAGAAGTTGCTGGTGGTGCACAAAGTATAGATACAGACAGACTAAAAGCAGATGCGGCAGAAAAAGCAGCGGTAAATGTGGACAAAGGACTATTGTTAAACCCTGAATACCGAGATGCAATGCGCGGTAAAGACCTGAAAGGTAGAACCGCTGCGCAAGTTAGGGATGCTTTGGTAGAAGCCGAAACTCAACGGATATTAAAAGATACTAAACTTGCTCCCGTTGCTCCTCCTACCCCTGCCGCCCCTAAAGCCGCAGGTGTTACTACTGCTCCCCCAATTGACCTACTAAAAGAAGGTACAGTCACTACGTTTAAAAACGGACAAAAATGGACGATTAAAGCCGGTAAACCTGTACAAGTGAACTAACATGGCAAAAACTGATTGGGAAGTTGTTTCTGAAGCCCCTGCTGCTAAAACTGCAAATAGTGGTTGGGAAGTTGTTTCTGAAGCCCCTGCTACACCAACTAAATGGACAGGGGCAATTTTACCCGACAAGCAATTACAACAGCTAGAAACCGACGCTAACGCTGGAAATGCTAGTGCTCAAGACGTACTGCGTGCGTACAAAGAAGTCAATCCTACCGGCAAACGCATAACCCAAGCCGAGTTTGCCCCTCTTGCAAAAGCTTCGGCCCCAGTACAAAAACGAGTTCAGGCGCAACCTGCGGCTACTTCTATGCTGGACAGCGTTGGTAACGTAATGAATACCGTACGGGACTGGGCAACTGGAGTTCCTATAAATGCTGCGGATGCAGGTAGGTCAGTATTAGGTGGGGGAGCACCGCCAACTATATCCCCAGAGCAGAACTTAGTTAACACAGGCGCTGTAAACCCACAATATGTAGCTGCCTTAGAAGCAAAATTTAACTCAATGCCTGCGGCGCAAAGAGGAGTTGCGTTACAACAAGCTATTGCATCAGCCCCTGAAAACTCAGCACAAGGACGCGCATTAGCGTTAATTGCTACAAAGTATGCATCGCTAAATAAAGTAACAAGCCCTACACTGCGTAAGTTAGACCCTCGGATTGAAGCGCAAAAAGACCGACTTATTGAGCAAGGGTTGAACCCCGATATCGCTGAAAGTCTAGCTAAACAAAGCGCCGAAGCCGGTGCAATACGCCCTAATGAAGGGCAAGTAAAAGAATCTCCAGACGAATACGTCAAAGCAGAATCTTATCGCGTACAAGGTGATCTTACCGGTATAGCAAAAACTGGTGAAACGCTAACACGAGGGGCGCTAAAAGCTGGGCTTTCCTATGAAAGAGGCGTGCGGGGTGTTAATTTGTTTGTGGGCGACATGCTTGGTTTTGATACGTCTACAAACAAAACACGGTTAAATTCTATTGAGCAATTTACCCAAGCAATGGGTGAGCAAAGTTCTAAGCCCCTTAACCTGTTTGAAAGTGCTATTACTTCTATAGGCCAACAAGCTCCTACGCTTATTGGCGGGGCTTTAACGGGTTCAACACCTGCGGTATTAAGTGCTATGTTTGCACAATCGTTTGGTCAAACTTACGATGAAGGTGCGCGTAAAGGACTTGATATTGTTAATAACGCGGCTCGTTCAGCTATGTACGCAGCGCTAGAGGTGCTAGGAGAAATGCCAGGTCTTGGTGCCAACATTAAAGGACTTAAAGCCGCAGCAAACGGCATGCCTTTAGACCAGATTGCTGGGTTTTTTGCTAAGGCTTTAAAAAGAGACGCGCCGGGAGAGTTGGTTACTTACGCTGGACAGTTTGCTGTAGACAAAGGTTACGGTATGAACCCAGAAGCGGGTATCGCCGACTTTATCTCAGGCGCGGCTGATACGGTACTTTCTACTGTTCTTCAAGCTGGAATAATGACTGGTAGTGGAATAGCAGTGGGCAAAGGGGTAAATAAGCTCCAAGCAGTACAAGACAAAATTAGAAGTGGGCAACGTCAAGCGTATAAACAAGACACAAGCTACGAAGGGTTAGCTAGTCTTATTGCGCAGTCTAAAGGGTTTGACTTTAGAGAAAAACATGCGCTGGGTGACCAAGGGTATAAAGTTGGTGAGTTTTTACGAGCCGAGCGTGAAGGCCCAGCACTGGGCGAAGCTAAAGTTGATACGGGTGCTGAAGGCCCAACACTAGGTGAAGGTCAAATTAGTACTACTGGTACGCGAGTAGAGCCTACGTTAGAAGGCGGTGCGGCTACAACTGCGGCTGCTCCTGTTGGCCCCACACCTGAAGAAATTGAAAAGACCGCTGCGGGGTTTATGGCTGCTGGAGTCCCAAGAGCTCTTGCGCTAAAGATGGCAGAAAAGCAGTTAATTGAACAAACAACAAAAACTACCGCAGCAGCGCCTATATCTCAAGACTTTTCTAAACTAGCTGCATGGCCTGATGTTTTGTTAGCGGAGACGCTTAAGCTGCAACAAAGCAAGCCTGAACCCAATCAACCTCTAGTCGATGCAATCCAAACCGAAATACAGCGCCGAGCGCAAACTCAAGGAGCCCCAAATGCTACAGGAACTGAGTCCGCACCAAGTGGAGGAAGCGCTGGCGTGGCTGGCGAATCCGTTGCCGGTCAACCCACCGGAGGATTTGAAACACCTACACGAAATGGAGTGGTTTCTTCTGAGCCGAATGCTGGAGTCACTACTACAGGAGAAATTTCACAGCCCCCTACAGTAACCACAGGAGCCCCCACAAGTGTCACTACGCCCACTAAAACCAAGCAAACAGAAACGCAAGGACAACCAGCGCCCGTTACCAAAGTAAAGCACTCAATTGCGCAGAACGATGAAGGCAAGTGGGATTATTTGGTAGACGGTGAAGTAGTTGGAACCTACGATACCAAGCGTCAGGCTAATACCAAGGCCATACTTGAGCGTTCTATAGTTAAGGGCGATACGGATGTAATTGCTAAAAACCAGCAAGCGCACGATGCTGCAATGACAACGGCACGGGGACGCCCATTAAAAGTTATCCCCAAGACTGAAGCTGATGTTGGGGGAACTAATGTTGGTGAGCTTGATACTGGAACTACTGATACTGGAACTACTGAGACGGCAGAGGGGGAACCTGCTGCTGGTGAGACTGCTAAACCCGAAGCACCGATTGCACTGCAAGAAGCAAAGACGGTTAGGGGTGATGCGCTTACAGGGCCATCTACAAAAGTTAAGCTATCTGATGGCAGCGAGCATGAAATTAACCGGCAGGATACCAATTCAACTATGGGGCTACCGGGTTGGCATGATGTAAGCCAACACGCTATGTACAGCTACTTGGGTAACACCAAAGCCGAAGCTATCCAAGAACTTATCCGCAGACAGGAAAAAAAGCGTACGGCTGTTGCCAAAGCCCCAACTAAAGAAACCAAAGGTAAGAAAGCCCCGTCTGCTGCCGACGCGCTTGCTGTTGAAACTCAAGAAAAGCTCCAAGAGCTTGAAGACCTGCTTGGGAACTACAACACCAATCCAGATGTTGCCGCTGCAAAAGCTTCGGCGCGAAACATTAACCGTATGGCTAATGACCCTGCGGAGTCCAAGGCAGTAAGGGAACGCGCCAAAAAAATAGTATCAGAAGAAATTGATCCTAAAGACCTTGTTGAGGGTTCAAGGTATCTTTCTTCTAAGTTTACGCAAAGTCCAGCCGACAAAGCTTTTGGTAAATTTACAACTGCGTCGCAAGCTATATCGCACATCCTAAGAACTGGTACAAAGTTCCAAAAGGCTTTGGCCTCGCGCCTACGTGGGTTTGTGCAGGGTGTTAATTTTGTAGTAGTGGAACAGGGCCAAGCACTGCCTGAAGGTTTGGCTAAGAAGAGCGTAGAGTGGGGCCGCTCTATTGCTATGTATGACAGAGCAAGCCGTACTATCTATGTGCGCGGCGAGTCGTATGGCAACAAACAAGGCGTTAACCACGTTACCGTACTACACGAACTACTGCACGCAGCTACTGCTAGGAAAATAGACCTAGCTATGAAGGCGATCAAAGACGGGGCCAGTTTGGATTCCCCGCTGGTTCAAGCTGCCGTTGCCTTACACCGCACTATGGAAAACGCCGACGCTGCCCTCAGGGAGTTGGCTCGTCAAGGGGGAGTAACTGAAGACTTAGCCACCCTAGCTGTGCATGGTAAAGCCTTTAGCGATATGCATGAGTTTTTGGCCTACGGTATGACCGACAAGGCCATGCAGGATTTCTTGATTAAGACTGTGGGTGTTGAGGGTGATACGCACCTGTTCAACCGGTTTGTTGATAGTGTGCGCCGTATGTTCGGTATGGGCAAAGACTCGGTTAATGCATTGTCTGATCTGATCTTGGCAACTGACCAACTCCTAAGCGCCCGTGAAATTGGCGGCAGCATTAAGGAAACTGGAACTCATGCGGCTACTAGTGAAACCAGAGTACAACCCTCAGCAGACGTTGGGCGCTTAGCCAAGATGCTCGGGTCTAAGCTATACGGCACTCCTGACAATATAGCTGCGGTATCCATAAAGGAACTGTTCCAGAATTCTTTTGATGCTATTAAAGGCGCAATAGAAAAGGGTACGTTAAAGTCGGGCGACATCAAAATAAAAATTGATCCTAGTACTCGTTCTATACAGATAATTGATAACGGCCTTGGCATGCCGACCAGCGTAATGGGTGGTCAGTTTTTAACCATTGCTGGAACAGTCAAAGAAACTAAACGCGCATCAGGTGGACTTGGCGTTGCCAAAATGTTGTTCCTGTTTGAGAACAAAGAGCTAGAGGTAGTGTCACTGCGTGACGGTGTTGTATCCCGCATGGTTACCACTGGGGATGATTTAAAAGCCGCATTAACTGACCCAGAACGTGGGCCTATGATTCAAACTACATCCGATGCAGATGTAGTAGCGCGTTACACCAAAGAACTTTTTCCAGATGGGCATGGTACATCCGTACGTGTTCAAATCCCAGAAACGTACATTAATGAGTCTAATGGGGAAGAACTAAAAATTCCTTTTAACCATTATGATTTACCAAACGCCCCAGTATTACTTGATAGCCCTTTATTTGATAACATAAAAGTTTCTATTGATACCGGGTACGGTGGCCCAGATACGCTACCTATTGGTGCTAATTTTCCAATTGATAAATATACTCCGTTTGCTAATGTTAAATTTGCTTGGGGTACTGCGCGTATATACGTTGGTAAGGATAAACTTTCTTACGTTGGAAGTACTCGTAAAAATGCGCACATACTATCTAATGGTTTATGGCAATTTAATCTTATATTAAACGATAAACCGGGGTATGAAGGTGAACCCATTAAACGTGATTTTTATATAGACGTTACCCCAAACGAAAATGTTAAGCCTGAGGATGCCGGATATCCATTTGACTTAAACCGCCAAAACTTTTCTAAAGTAGCTGAAAAAGATTTTGCAAAAATATTTAATTACGTAACGGCTATCTATAGCCAGCTTGATTTAGCATCCAGCGTTAAAAACTTTGGCACAACACAATACGTTAACAGCAATGGTACGTTGACTAAAGCCGAAACGTTGGAACCAAAAGTACCTATATCCGATAACGCATTTACGGTTATTAAACCCGATGACAAAGTAGAAGTGCGTGAAGGCGTGCTATACGTTAATAACCGAGCATTACCTGAACTAACCGAAGAAGACTTAAAGAAGACTGGTATACGCCTTGAAGAGTTAACTATCCCCCAAGATGAGGTTGATTCTAGTAAGGTAATGATCCACGACAATACAGTACTTAAATCTTCTAAAGTACCAAAAGGGGAATTAGTACCTATAGTTGAACTTGATAATTTAGCGGATAAAAATCCGGGTAAATATAAACTAGAAATGTTGCCTCAACCTGATGTCAGGTTTACGGTTGTCAATGACGACGGGTCTGTAATGGTGTTTGAAGACACAGCAGAAGAAATTTTTGCTGATTTACAAGGGCTTGGGTTTATACCTAAGGAAACGGAAAACAAAGAAAAGTCGTTATCTGATGCAGCGCGGGAAAAATTTGGTGATAAAGCTTATAACAAGTATATTTCTGTTATTGGTGAAACGTTCCACAAACTACGTGATGCGCTAGCAAACGTAAATAGCGATTATGCTGGCCTTAGCACACAAGTTATTGGTGTTAGCCTAGATAAAAAATACTACGGTGTTAGTATTATGATTCCGTTCAAGGGGATGTTTATTAACCCTGCGACTACGGAGTTACGGGGTACCCCTGCACAAATTGCAGTGTCTTTAATAGGCACAATGACCCATGAGCTTGCGCATTTTAAACAAAGAAATCATGGCGCTGGCTTTGCAACTGAGATGCAAAAAGTAGTTACGCTGCTTGACACCCACCCATCTTTTAGCTTACAACAGGTTAAGGCAGACTTAACCTTACACATTGCCGACAACATTGAAATATTCAATTATTTAAACAAGGAGTTCCAAGATGGAAATCTCGACGCTCGTGGAAACCGCTTCCAAGACGCTAGCTTCGAACAAATCGGAGATGAAGGCTCTGTTGAGCCAATGGAAAGCACTAGCGGAACAGGAAAAGGGCAACCCAGCGTACCCCAAGGCGCTGGGCAAGGCACTACAAGTACTGGACAAGTCGGCGTCCCCAAAAGAGTTGGTGGAAAAACTCCGCGAACTGGAAAAGAACTAGACACAGACGTATCCAAAGCTGTTAAAAAAGTTGTAGAGTCTAGGAAAGGCGTTGCGCTAGGTGATGCTCTAGCTGATCTGTCTAAATGGCGTGACCCCCGTTATCTGTGGGGGGAGATTAATGGTGTATGGGACTCGCTTAGCGACTCGGCTAGAACTTTTGTTTCCCATTTCTACGATAGCGAAGCCCTTGCTTATGCTGGGCCGGGGGACATCATTACCGGTCTAAAAGACGCGCATGAAGCAATTCAAAAAATGTCAGGCTCGGTGCAAACATATTTGCGTGGTGTAGCCAACGTAGCTGATGAAATTGTTGACTTCTACCGGGCGGAACCCAAAAAACGCCAAGCCTTTGAAGACCTTGTGCATGCATCTACGCTTGCTAAGTACGACCCAGCCAACCCAAATAACGTTTTGCGGAACAATAAACTAGACAATGATTACGCAGCATTAGGCGATAAAGGGCAGAAAGCTTACAAGCGCCTACGGGACTATTACAAGAGCATGAATGCTGTTAAGCAGCACTTGCTGGAGGAAAACCTTAACAAGCTAGGGTTGACTGCCGCCGCCCGTAAAAAACTATTGTCAGACGTTAGGGTGTTGTTTGAAGCCGACAAGGTAGAGCCTTACTTCCCATTAGCCCGCTTTGGGGATTTTGTCTTAGAAACAGGGAAAAAGGGTTCACACGCCACTTACAGGTTTGATACAAAAAAAGAACGTGACCGTGCAGCTAGAGAGTTTGCAAGGCAGCAAGGTAAAAGTGTAGATGACCTTAGGAAAGATGGAGAGCTACGCATAACCGAAGATTTAAACGGTGACGGTTTGCGGATTAATATTGAGGGGACTAGCAAGCTACTAAAGGCTGCATACGCTGCGGTAGATTCGGCTAGCGTAACCGACCCTAATATTAAGCAAAAGCTTAAAGATGACTTATACCAAGCGTACTTGGCGGCTATGCCAGAGAACAGTGTGCGCAAAATGTTTGTGCATCGCAAAGGCACACCGGGGTTTAGCTCCGATGTTCTTAGGGCAGTCAATGACTCTGGTTCACGAATGGCTCGGGCGTTTGCCAAACTTGAGCATGCCAATGCTATACGTCAAGCCATAGACTTGTCAAAACGGCAGCTTGAGGGCAATGAAAAATATACCGCGTTTTTTATGCGGATGAACGAAATTGCATCAGAAGCATTACAGCCTAGGATTCCAACAGGCAAAGAAAAATGGCTAGACAACGTTGCAAACGTTATTGTCAAAGTGTCTTTCCTGCGCAACCTGACAAGCTGGTCTTCTGCAATCATGCAGCCAATGGATATTTTGCTAAAAGGCGCTCCGGTATTGACGGGTAATCATGGGCCTAAAGCAATGGCTGAGCTATCTAAGATGATGAAGCTGCATAATCAATACGGGGTTTTGGAAAAAATGCCTAATGGCACTATGCGCTTCCGTGCTCCTAGTATTGAGTTTGCCAAAGGGCTTACCCCCCAAGAACGTTTAGCAGTTCGTGACATGGTAGATGTGTACGGTGTAACCAGAGACACACTAGCAAATGAAGTGTTCAGCCAAGCTAGGGAACCGGCTACTAAAATAAACAGTAAAGCATTTGAGCTAGGTAAAGACGCGGTAAATACCTTGGTGCTGGGTGGGCTTATGCACCACGGAGAGCGGTTATCACGTGAGATTATTGCGCTTACTTCGTTCCGTTTGCACTTGGCTGAGCTACAAAAAGCAAAGCCCAATGACCCAACAAATTACGATGAAGCGGTAAAGGCAGCAATACGGGAAACAAATGAAGTACTAGGTAACTACAACGCTAACAATAAGCCTATGCTAATGCGTGGGGCTGGTGGGCGGCTTGTAACCATGTACAAGTTTTTCCCGCTTGTGACTACCAAACTATTGGTGACTAACTTCTCCAAGATGCTTCCTATGTTTAACAAGGAAGGTAAGGCAGCAGCAGCTACTAAGTTCTTTGGCGTACTAGGTACGCATACATTATTTGGTGGCCTTGTAGCCTTGCCTGCGTTTAGCTTAGTAATGGGGCTACTGCAAGCTGCTTGGGAAAAATGGCAAAAAGACCCCGATGCTCCCGATGAGATGCGGGACATTGACTACGAAACTTGGTGGCGTACTGTGTGGTTACCTGAAAACTTAGGCAATACAGGGCTAACTCAGCTAGCAGAGTACGGGCTTATAAACAAACTAACTGGGTGGGATATATCCAGCCGTATATCCTTGAATGATATGTGGTTCCGTGACCCGCAGCCGGGTAAAAATGCAAAAGAAACAGCCCTAAACTGGGGGCAAGTAATGTTTGGCGCTGCTTGGACTACTGGGCTAAATGCAATTCAAGGTATTGACCTTATGACCCAAGGCGAGTACGAACGTGGGCTGGAAAAACTAACCCCTGCTTCTATAAGCAAATTGATGGTAGCCAATAGGTACGCAACTGAAGGTGTGCAGACACCTCAAGGCGTGCAGTTAATAGAGAAGGGTAAAGTACCAAAGAGCGAACTTGTCGGTCAAGCTATTGGCTATGCTCCAGCACGAGTAGCGGAAGCTCAAACTACAGCGTTTAAAGCGCAAGCTGCCGAAAAAGTCATTGTGCATGAACGGGAAACAATCATGGGTACGTTAAAAAACTCATTCCGTAAATCCATTGACCCTAATAAAGATACTGAAGTACATGAACGCTTTGACAAAATATTCCAAGACACTTTGGACAAGGCCACAGACTTTAGCTTACGTAACCCTGAGCGTGAAATTAAAGGTGAAGAAATTACCAAGGCTCTAAACGATGAGTTGAAGAGGGTAGTTGAAACTGAAATGGGCAGCGGTATTAAGATGACTAAAGAAAACGCTAGGCTACTTTCACCTTCAATAGAGAAAGCAGAAAGAGCTTTGGCCCCCTACAAATAAAAAACCCCCGGTGATTAGCCGGGGGCAAGGAGAGTAGCGTACTCTCAAGGAGAAACAACATAACACGCTGGTAGTGTAGCTCAAACCCGCCAGACCCGCAAGCCTTTGATGCCATCCACAAGCTCTACCTTAGATACCGTGTCTATCTTCAGGCGTTTTGTAACAGTAGCCACCTCTGCCCGTGCAGCTTTGTGGTCAATGCAGGGTACAAAAAACGAATGGCCTTTGCGAAACTTAGACCAGTCAATCCTGTACGTCACCGTCTCGATTTTCATTTGTGCCCAATATAGCTTCTACTTGCAAAAACTCGTTATTGGAAGCGTCAAACTTCAGTACACGAACAGCGGGCGATACAACCTTCATACCCTTGGACATGCGCTTGTTGGTAGCCTCAACAAAAACTTGCAAGTCGGTGAGCTTCTTAAGTAACTCTTTGTAACCAATCTGCTGTTTGACGCAAAAGTCTTTGAACTGTTTGGCGGCTATGTACAGGTGCTTAGTATCGGGCTCGTAGCGTATAAGTAGCTCATTGCGGGGTTCCAGTGTGGGCATAGATACCAATTGACTACGGGCATCTACTTCACCGTTAACCACCAGCGTGTTAAAGATGTGGGAATTAATGAACTCACCCAGTGCGGCTACGGGCGTGGAGTTTGGTGGTTTTACATCGTTGCGCATCTCAGACAGCATGCCCTTGAGCCAGCTATACACCTTTGCCATATCGTAGTTGTGCAACTCTAAGCTCTTGGCTATAAGACCACCGGCAATGTTGCATGCAGCTACGGCTGACCAAAACCGCTCACGGGCTGTGAACTGTACTTCCTTATCAATGCGGGCCTGAATCTTATTGACTAGAGCTTTGGCTTCCTCAAGGTTGTTTACCAACCAAGTGATATAGACTTCACCCGCATGCCCATAGTTATCGTTAAGCTGGTGGTCAAACATCTCTTTACCATGCGCTACGCCAATTAGGTCGTTGGGCTCTATCTTGTACTCCAGTAACCGTACTGACTCACCGTCCGGGGTATTCTTCGCTTCACCCAACTTTTCGTAGAAGCTACAGTTAGCTGAGCATAAAGTCATGTTTTTCCACGATGTGTTGTTCAGCCGTAGTGCATTAGACTGAGACTTCATGCGGTTCTTACCGCGCCCTTGACTGATGCTGTATGCCACATCGGAGAACTCCATCCCTGACATATTAGTGATCTCGTCCATTGTGTTGGGCAGGTTGTTCATAACCCCCAATTGCTGCATCTTGGAGTTAAACGTATCTTTCGGTATTGCCATCAATTCCTTGGGCTGACCGTACACGCTGTTGCACATACGCAAGATGGTGGACTTGCCTGAACCCGCCAACTCGTAGATTACGTTAATGATGGCCCCGTCTAACCCAGTAAACTTAAACAGCGGGGAGCCAAACGCAGTCAATGTGGCAAACGCATGAGCTTCCATGCCCTCCATGCCGTACAGGTTAAAGACTTCTTTCCACTTATCCATGTCGCCCTTGGCGTGAATCTTTTCGGCAAAAAATTCTGTGGTTGATGTTGGGGGGCTATAGAACGTACCATCCTTAGTAATTTCCTTATCGCCCATGATGAACTTGCTATCGTTCTCTACCCATCCAAATTGTGTTCTCATAATGTCTGCTTTCCTTGTGTACTGTAGATTTTTTATAAACGTCACCACGAACACCGCTAGGTTCTCATACTGCTTGTGGTGGGCTACTACCCCCTGCTGGGCTAATAGCTTGCGTAGCTCGTCCTTGGAAGATATAGCTGCTGTAGATACCGCAAATTCCCTGACTCCATCATGGGGCAAATGCAGTCTGAACAAAGCAACTTCACCCATCTCAGGGTCGCGCATCCGCTTGACTACATAGAGGTCATGCTCATAGACAAGTACTGGGTCTGATTCCTCATCGTCAGGTCGTCTATACACGCCACCGTTCTTGCCCCGGAAAAAAGGAAATGGGTACTCAGGTATGTTTAAGGTTACCGTCTTACCTTCTTCCTCTTCGACAACCACTTCGTTGTCTTCATCGTCGGCCTCTTCTATCTCCACACCCAACATGATTGGGGACTTAAGCTTGCCCTTGTGTATGCAACCGTCACAGCCACCGGGGTTTTGCTTTTCAAACGTAGCGCAGTGATGCGGGCCACCCTTTTTTATCAGGTTGTTGACCTTTATCTCCACCTCGTCAGGGTCATACCCATCGTGCTTGTTAGACATCTTCGTTGCCGCACTGTGTCTGTCTACGCAAAAAGCTGCAATAGATAACGCAGAACGCCAAAGTGGTTCGTCCAAAGTAGCTTGGTTCTCAAAGCAATAAAGCAGTTGATTACAGCCTTCGCCACGCGCTGTCTTCATCATTATTGTCTTGAACCGCTTGACCTTGTTAGCCATCAATGCTTCCATCATTGGGCTGATAGAACTTGGAATAAAATCAGGCTTCTCAGGTTGGGGGTCAGCCGCGCCGAGTAGGTCTTTCATTTGCGCATATGGGATGCGCACGGTATCGGAACTCAAAACCTCTACAGGCATGGGTTCTTCGTTTTTAAAGTTGAACGTGCCGGGAATACGGAGAACACGCGATGCTTCAAACACCGACGGGTCAACAATCAAGCCCTGCTCAACGCACAACTCTCGAAGTCGCTCAGACAGAGGTTCCCACTGAGTGCGGGATACCGTCTCTTCAAGCAACCAGTACGCATGAATCCCATAACCGGAACTCACTAGTATTGGCTTGGGTAGCTTTACAGCTTTGCAAAATTTCTGGAACTCAGCAAGTCCAGTCTGCTGGTCAATGTAGCCCTTGATTCTGCCCTTCTCGTCGGGTGCAGCCTTTGTGGGGCCGCAATCAATATCCATCCACAGTGCGCGAAAATACGTAGCGTTGTCATGTGTACGGTTGTTAAGGGGGCCGAACTTGGCACACCCAAAATACGCATCAACTCTACGGCTTACAAACTGCTCGGCTAACTCATCAACTTGTTCCCGTGTATCTACAAAATGCTGGTCAGGATACCTGCCAATACCTAACACGCAGTACCTTCCCTCTACGGGAAGAACCGCATCTAATAGGTCGAATGTGGGCATTATTAGTTGCGTTTCTTGAGGCTGTCTACATAAGCAAGTACCCTGCTCTTAAGGGAGGACGTAGGGGAGTGAGTCCCCAAAAACCAGTTGTAGACCGCCATGCGGCTAACTTCTAGTTCCTTCGCTACCTCAGTAACAGGGATACCATGCTTAATACACAAGCGTCCCAAGGCTACGCCCAAAGACTTAGCGTTTGCCTTTTTATTAGCAGCTACTAAGCTTTGGCTGTAACCGTAGCTCATACGTTATTCCTCGTCAGACCAAGCTGCAACTACAGAATCCAAGCTCTTCTTGGTTGTAGGTGCGGGCTCAGCAGCTTTCTTAGACTCACGCTTCTTAGGCTCCTCAATAGGGTCATCCTGTGGCGCGGCGGCTTTAGGGGCCTCGGCTTTAGGTGCTTCCAACTTAGGCGCACGGCCTAATGTTTCCGCTTGATACGGAGTCATGGTGACCAGCTTCTGTGTCTCAGGCAGCGCAGCAACTTTACTGGTTACGTTGTGCTCGGACTTGTTAATGAACCGAACAGGGGTAAACAGAATAGACTGGTTGTCATTGTCTTCGTTGAAAGACATCTGCGTAACCACGTAGTCCAAACTCTTGCCGTTGTTTGCAAGGTATTTGGTGTAGCTCTCAAAGGGGTGAGTGTTGTCGCCAACACTATCGCCAAACAAAGACTTAGAAGCCAAGTTCATTTGGTAGACCTCACCCTCAAGAGAAGTGCCAAAGTCTTCTTCCAGCACTACAGCAATGCGGCGCGAATAACGGCATGCTTTGGAGTTACCCATACCCGAACCTTTGATATTGCGTTCGCAAGAATCACAACGGTCAGCCTGCTTGTTGACTGAACCAGCGTCAGGTGCAGCACCATCATTGGAAAAACAGTCGGGTGCAGTCGGCTCGGACTCAGGGCTCCATGCCTTAGCGTAGAAAATGCGACCAACCTTCGGAGAGGCATTCACAATAACGGTGCTAAGGTTACCCTTAACTTTGCCCATTTCTTCACCGCCGACAACCTTACGGAAGATTCCGTTTTTAGGTACGATGCGCTTTACGCCAGTGCGACCAGCGAGTTGCTTTGTAAGCTCACTAACACCTGCTTGTTGCAGGAAGTCGGGGAGGTCTTGATTCAGTAGAGTGAGATTACTCATTTCAGTTTTCCTTAGAACGTCTAACAACCACGGTATAAGAGTTCTCCACATTGAGACCAATGGGGTAGAACGATGGATTCTCTGCAAGAAACTCCTTCATGTTTGTCTGATGAAGTCGTTTCTCTAACAGGCCAAACGCACCATGTTCTTTAATAACTTGGTACATCGAATCCCAATCATTTGTCCAGTACCGTGACTTCACTGAACGGATGATCGTGCCATGTTGGGTGCGCACACTGTCGGCTTCAAGGCGCTTGCATACTTCAAGCATCTCGTCCGATAGCACTTGCATTTGTTCGTCAAGCTCGTTGTCCTTTGCTTCAAAGGCTTGCTTGAGTTGTGCGCGTTTGTCGCGTATCTTGATATACACCTCGGCTAGCTTGTCGAGGTTAACTGTGGAAGGCGGTGCTTCCTGAACGGTATCGTCCAATGTCATGTGTTGCTCCAGTTTTTGTTGGGAAGAGTACTATAGCACAACTTTTTACAGTGTCAAGTACTTTCCAAAGAAATTTCTTGTCGGTATAAGTCTATGATTTTGCTATGGTTGCTTATGTTGCCCTGCAACATTTTGTACATCCGTACCTCAATGGGACTGCCTGTGATATGCACGATGGTCATGTTGTTCACCTGTCCGGGGCGATCAATCCGTGCATTGGCTTGAAGGTACGTTTCCACGCTGGTACAAGGAGCGTACCATATGATTGTGTTGGCAGCAGTAAGGGTTAACCCGTGTGATGCCGCCTTTGGTTGTATCAGCAGAACCTTAGGCTCGTCTTGCTCTTGGAACCGCTTAACTATGTCGGCGCGTTGATTAACGCTTACGCTACCGTTGATAACGTCACACGTTATGTTGTGTTTGTTTAAGTGCTTTTGCAGTAACTCAATGGTGTGCGTGAACGGTATAAATACCAGCACCTTATGGCTTGACTCTTCGATAACTTCTTGCACCACGTTGAGGCGGTGGGATACATCAAACTCAAGCACTTCACCTGTGTCCGTATATACAGCGCCACCAGCTATTTGCAGCAGCTTGTTGATCTGTACCGCAGCGTTGACTGCGCTGATCTCTTCTCCACTAGCTTCGATCAGCATCTGTTTCTTTAGTACGTTGTAATACTTAACTTGCTGGGGGGACATGATGGACTCGCGCTCAACAAACGTCAACGGAGGTAGGTCTAAACACTGTGCTTTTTCAAAGCGAATAGCGGGCTGAAGAATACTGTGTACTAAAGACATAGCATTAGGCTTAGGTACCCACCTAAACGTGCTGACCTTAGTCATTACCGTGTCCTTGAAATGCCCAAAGAACGGTGACACTGCTTTAGGGTTTATCAGCTTAGCTAGTCCGTAAGCATCTACAGGAGATTGGGCGGCTGGTGTTCCAGTAAGCATCCACAAACCCTTGATGACTTTGTTCAAGTCCCGCATGTCTTTCCAGCGTGAGGTCTGTGCGTTCTTGTAGGCTGACGCCTCGTCCACTACGATTAAGTCAAACCCACCAGCAATTATTTCCTTCTTGACGATACCAACGCCATCGAAGTTGATGATGACGAACTCAGCGCCGTTGTTGATTATCTCTTTGCGCTTTGCTGCACTGCCATAGGCTATGGCGACTGTACGGTGTATAGCAAACTTGAACAGGTCACCCTGCCATGCTGACTTCATAATGGATAGCGGGCATACCACTAACACACGTTTTACTAACCCTCGTTGCATCAAATAATCAACAGCCCAAATCACTGATGCTGTCTTGCCTGTACCCTGCTCATTGAAACAGAAGGCTTTGGGGTTTGCTAATAGGAACTCGGATGTTTGCTTCTGATGCGCGAAAGGGGTAAACCCCGGAGGCCGGGGCCACTCATACTCTGATAGTTTCATTTTTTCGGCTTGTTAATTTTGACCGTGTGGTCTGAGTTACGTGTAAAGGAACGGTTTACACTCGGCGCTCTTAGCTTTAAGTTGCTAGGTGCATTAGTGCCGCCTTTGGACAACGGGATTGAGTGGTCGATGTCCTTACCCGCTCGGTCAACACCTTTCTTGTCCATCTCGGTGCGGGCACGTTGGCGTTCAAGTCGAGGCTTCTCTTCACCTCGGCTAAGTTGTTGCTCGTATTCCTTTTTATAGGGGCGGGCTTTGTTAACGTAAGGCATGATTAATATCCTTGTCAATTGCGTTGTTAAAGTTTTGCACATCATCCAAACGCCTGATGGATGAGCGGTTAAGGTCTTCTTCAGTTAGCCCAAACTCTTCGGGAGTCGCTTCCCATAAAGGTTTGCGCCCCTCATTTTCTACCACCTTCAGGCTTCTGCCAATTGCTATGCTGATTTCCAACATCATCTCGGCTTTGTACTTGTTCAGTTCGTGCTGAATGATTTTGCCCACCATGTCCACTACTACACGCTCGACTACCTCGTTCACTCGGCGTTTAAGCTCGTTCTCAAGGATGAGGGCGGCATCGGTTGCTTGGTTCGTCATTGGGTTCATTGTTAACTCCTGTTGTATTCACACTGCTTAACTGAGCAGAACTTACACAGCGGGCCGCTGACTGGGTTCCACACTCCATTATCTATCGCTGCTTCGATACGTGCTACGTCTTGTGATGGCTTCTCTACGTACTTGAGCAGCATCTCCCTGTAGTGGTCGGCCTTAACAAATTCCTTGCTCACTACAAACAAAAGAGCCGACTTCACCTTCTGAATTTCCGGGAACTTGGCAAATAACCCACAGGCGACAAGATCGAGCTGCTTCACGTCCGCATATCTCGCATTCTTGCTTGTCTTGTAGTCTATGGAGTGTGCCGTTTTCGTAGTCGGATTGATAATCACCAAATCTGCCACCCCATGCCACCACACATGCGGAGCATCGAAGTCGCACGACTCTAAATTCTTCGTCAACCCAAATTTGACTTCGCATAACTTTTCCCCCGGTATCGCTTTTAGTATGTCCAATGTAGGCTGCATGTATTCAAACGCAGGTGGGATCGGGGTTCCGTCACGTATATATTCTTCAGCAACTGTATGTGCCGACTTCCCGTACAACGTAGCTTTTGTATCAGGCTCAACCACATCCTTAGCTATCTTGGTGTGGTAGTACTTCTTAGGACACTGCTGGAATGTCTTTAAGCTGCTGAATGACCATACGATACTCATTCTTCTTCCTTCGGTATTCT